TAATCCGCTACAGATTTGATCGGCTGTAGGTACTGCTGAAAAATTCCTGCATCTGCTGCCATGATTTCCCCTTAAGCGGTTTTTGGTTGTTGCGCTTGTTTCTGCCAAGCAGCCGCCGCACTATTGAGCGCATTGCCCCAAATGTTTCCCTGAGCCATAGACGCAGCACCGGAGGCGTTACCTTGCGAGCTAATCAGGCTGGATGTGTTGTTTGCAGAGTTGGTGCCCGCAGAGGCGGTGCCAGCCGTAGCAGATTGACCAATCCCAGCCAGATCAGCCAAGCGATTCAGGCGGTCACTGCGTCGGGCATACGCTGCGTCATATTTGGTCGTTGCGTAGTCGTTGCCGTACTGAGCCGCTGCCTTGAGAGCCGCACCCGATACACGCCCACCAGCCGCCGCCGCTTTACGGTCTAGTGCTGTTTGCCCTTGAGTGAGTCCGAACTGATAGCCCTGATCGCTCATCACGTCAGCAGTGTTTATGGGGGCGTCCATCTCCGTTTGATACTGCCCCAGAGCCTTTACGCCCGCTTCACGATAAGGAGCATAGTCTGCGCGTGTCGTGTCGTACTGCCTGCGCTGCTCCGCGATGGCCGAGCCAGTCGCACCAGCTTGCGTGTTTGCTGCTTTTTGCGCTCCATCGGCGCCAATAGCCGCCGCTGCAAATGTTGCTGTTACACCCCATGACATATCAAACCCCTTTCAATAAGTTGCAAGCGAGCTGCTTGTTATCTGGACCGCCCAGCAGCTCCGATGCCTTGGACTCTGTAAATATCTCTGTGAGCTTGTCAGGGTCTTGCTCGTTGCTTGGATTGGGGACAAAGTTTGTCCACCGCGAATCCTCGATTGCATAGACTGCGTTTTTCATACCCGCACGGCAGGTAAACACCTCACCGGCACACACTTCCTTGCTTCCGTCATCGGTCATGACCTGAAGCCGCCCCATGGACACAATCACCAGATGCTCAGTCTTATGAACTGCTCCGGTGACGGTTGCGCCTTTGGGGATGGTGATTTCTCGGGCGTACAAGCCGGGTGCGAAGTAATGCCGAACAGGGCAAGCGATCTGCGGAAGGTCAAGCATGGACTGCTCTAGCCTCTCCACCTTCTCCCGCATTGATAGCTGTACGTCAGTCATTGCGCCACCATAAAAGACACCCCATCAAGGGAAAAAATCACATTCGACCCACCGGCAGGGACTACATCACCCGCAGCGTTTACCGTCACATAACCAAAAGCACCATTGCTCTCCACGGCAAAACGCATCGTGTTAGCGGGTCGGCAGTTGGCCGGAAGGTTGAACGCTACGGAACCGATAGCGCCCGACTTCATCACTCCAGACAATCGAACCACTCCGAACTGATCGCGGTAATAGCTCACCGCCCCATAAGGAGCGCCAAAGTTCGCCCAGCTATTGAGCAAAGGAACCGCAATAGGTACATCCTGCGCAGTGCCGGTCATGTTTCCGGCGCGTTCATTCATCACCTCAAAGAACCTTTGCCACTCCGTAGACAGCTCCACAGATTGACCACCAACACGCCCGATAGGAACCCGCGCCGCTTTAGGCAGTGAAAGTGTGGTCATGTCACCACCGTAGCTGCGTGGATGTTGAAAGGAACCGCATCAGAGCAGCGAATCCTGAAAACCCTATCCCGAGCAGTGCCCAAGCTATTCCAGCGCACCCGCTGCATGAATCGGCCAATAGCTCCCAAAGACTTCAGCAGGGGAGGCCCGAAGGTGTAGCCGCCATCGTTGGAAATCTGCAAGGTCACATTGCCCCCATATCCCGTAGTGCATCCCAACTCAAGGCCAAAGAAGCTAATTGGCTCCATGCTCTGCTGTGTCATGTGCGGCCATGTGCGCTCCCTCACCATCGGGTCATTGCCGTATGCATAGGCCGTTTGGCTCATGGCATACAAATTGCCTCGGGCGTCGCCTGCGTAATGCACACCGTTTGCAAAGCACACGCTATTTACCCGAAGGGGAAACCAGCCATCCAGCCATTCAGCGCGTTCATGCCATTGCTGTGTCGCTGCGTCAAAAACCAAGGTCGTAGCCATGCCTACCGCATTGATGGCAATGAACTCATGTCCATCCACCTGATAAGACCACATTTTTACGCTTGCCAAATCAGCTTTTGCAAGAGCTTGCTCAATAGCGCGAGTGCTTACCCGAGCGGGCGAATGGCCGTTCAAGGTGTAGACGATTCCCGCACCGTTACGGGTCTGCCCAACCCAATAAATAGAGTCAGCAGCAACGATTGCAGCGTCTTTGCCCACACACCCCACATCAAGGGTGACGGAGTTATAGCGAGCAAAAGGAAACGTAGAGTCCCCCGAGTTCACCCACACTTCAGCGCTATAGACGCCAAAGAGGAACCACTCACGATGCAGCACCTTATGGGCAACGATGTTGTCGGGCAATGCGTCTGCACTGCTGAAGTCGAGCGGGTCTAGAGTTGTCGTGTCGCCGTTTGCCGATATGTAGAACTGATCGGAGTCAGGCGCTACAAAGAGCGTATATCCGTCCAATTCGTGCATGTCGATGGTGCCGCGCCAGCCAGGTACCGTTACCCGCGAGATCACGTTAGTCGCCAACACCATGACATGCAGGTTTGCACCGTCAGTGATTGCAAGCTGTGTGTCGTTGTTGCTCATCCACACTGTGCCGCTGGATGTGAGCAAAGTGCCACGGCTTACCGGAGCGCCGGAAACCATCTCATACAGAGTGTTACCAGCCACGACAAACCAGCGCCCGAAGGCCATACGCTGGCAGCGAATCTCTGCACCAAGGTAGGTAAACAAAGTCAAGCCGGGGGCGCTTACCTGATTGAGTGCGCGCGGTTCGCCGTTGCTCTCAATCGCCTCCAGATACATATTGACAGCGGTCTGACACGCCGCCTTTCTGTCATCCAGATGGTATGAAGGGCCAATCGCCGAAACAACGTTGTTACCAGCCATTTAGAACAACCTCGGAGGGAAGTAGCCACGGTTGCCGGTGTAAGAGCTGGTATGGATGATCTGGGGCGAATACTTGCTGATGTTGCCCATCAAATCGCGCTCCGCCTTTTCCAATGCGGCAGGAACCGCGCCGAGTACGTTTGGAGCGATACGCACAGCCAGAGCAGCGCCCAATGCCGACTTGTAGCCAGCCGGTGCGATGTAGTCTGTAGTCTCGTCTACGAACTCGGCCACGGTGCCGCGAGTCTGAATCTTGATGGTGTGTCCGGTGGGTACAGGCCAAAGGTAAACAGTGCCTAGCCCGTCTTGTGCCCACACGGTAGGGCGTCCGGTAGAGGTGGGCTGATACAGCTCGTTAAACTGCTTCATGGTGATCGGCAACATAGCCATGTTGTCAGCCGTGGCGCTAATTACTTCTTCACCTTGAGGCACAGAAGCCCATGCACCAATCCCTAGCGTGATATGCCCGCTTTGTGGGTTGCTGGTAAGCGTATTCAAGAACAGATAGATGTTCTGTCCTGAGAGTTCATCCACCAGCAAGTTAAGGCGACGCATGCCAAGCGCCACATCATCAGCGCCCAACGTTTCGCCGGGGCTGAGACGGTTGCAACGCTCAAAAGCGTCTTGAATGATCTCTATAGCCTTCACGGATTACTCCGAGGCTTCTACGGGAGCAGCTTTCTTACCTTTAGCCGGTGCGACGTAGGCAGGCAGATAACCGGCCTCTGTCAATGCCTTGTGTTCGGCTTCGTCGTTAGCCACTGCAAAACCGATTTGGGGTTCAGGGAGTTGGACAGACAAGGGATACATTGCAATTTTTCCTTAAAATAGTAAAATTAGTTAACCATTATTTATGGATTAATTAAATGAAACTCTCAGACTATGGATTGATTCCGCATGAATGTGCAACGGTTAAAGCCGGGGATAGATTTGGACGAATAGTCATCCTTGCCACTGGGAAAAAACCTACCGGCTATCACTATCGCGCTGTTTATCAGTGCGACTGTGGAAACATAAAAATGACGCAGCTTGGTTCGATTCAAATAGGTACAACCAGAAGCTGCGGATGCAAGAACAGAGAGGACACCACGAAACACGGCTTCTGGTCGTCCCCTTTGTATCGCGTATGGAGACACATGCTTGACCGTTGCGAAAATCCAAGCAATCCGAGGTTTGCTGATTACGGCGCTCGCAGCATTACTGTTTGCAAACGCTGGCATGACCTTGAGAAGTTTCATGCCGATATGAGCGAGAGCTATGAGGATGGATTGCAGCTTGATCGCATAGACAACAACAAGGGATACGAACCAAGTAACTGCAAATGGTCTACCAAAGGCCAACAGATGCGAAACAGGCGCAACAATATTTTTGTCACCATTGATGGAGAGACAAAGATATTGAAAGACTGGGCGAATCATTTTGGCGTTAACTATCATTCTGTTTATCACCGAGTTACCAAAATGGGATGGGAGCCTTTGCTTGCACTCACCACCCCATCAATGCGCCAGCCAAGAGGTAAACCCAAGGCCAGCGCATAAGCCGATTTAATTCGTACGTCTCACGACGAAGTTCGGCAGAGTCACAGCAGCGCCCCACAACACGTCGAAACGGCTGATAAAGCGGTTGTTGGTCACATCGAAGCCGCGCACGAAGCGCAAGCTGATAGAACCTTCATCCGCAAGGCTGGCTTGGTAAGCCATGTCCATACCGCCGGGCAGTTCTTGCTTCGGAGATACGAAAGTCACGGCGTCACGGTGCCAAATCAGGTTGTTGGTGTAGGTCTGGTTTGCAGCGCCGGAGGTGATGGTGATCGCTGCGTTATCGGCAGGGCGAGCAGTCACGTTCTGGAAAGCACCGCCAGCGATGATTGCAGGGCTGATTGCGAAAGTCGCATTGCCCGAAGCATCGGAGGACACGGTGCCAGGTGCGGAAGCTGTAGGACCAACCACAACGAACTGCTGCAACACACCGGTAGAAGCCTTGGTCTCTGGGTTGACAGAGAACACGCCTGCGATGGTGAATGTGTCGCCTTGGTTCAAGCGAGCAGCCGCAGCAGCAGTCCAACCGTCAGTCACCAGAGAGGTAGTGGCTGCATAGGGGTTGTCAGTAGCGCCGGAGTTAATCAGACCTTGGTTAGCGCCGTTAATCAACGGAGTGCCACCCAATGGGCCGACTGTGTGCGAAGGCACGTTCTGAGACATGGCGAAGTCCAAGCCCAGAGACGTTTTCAGCACGCCGGTTTTGTACTGTTCGCCCAGCAGTTGCTGGTTGTTGAACAGAGTAGCCAAGCCAGCCACCACGGAAGCGTTAGCGCCTGGTTCCAGAGCAGCGATGCGGTTACCGTCGCGGGGAACGCTCATGCGATCAAGGGGAACCTGAGCATTCAGAATGTCGGTAATCGAGCTGGGGGGAGTGCCAGGAGTACCAACCATCTGGTGTGAAGCGTTCTTGATGATGGTCGCAATGTTGTAGTCCAAGATTGCGGCAATCTTCAAACCGGCAGGCTTCAGATAGCGCTCTTTGAACTCTTTGGACACGTTGCCGTTAGAGCCAACCGACAAAGCCAATTCATTGGAACTGACAGCAAAGTCAATACCCAATTCAGGCTGAACGGTGACGGGCACGCTAGATTCAGTGACGTCCTGAATGTTCGCAGTGGAGCCGGTGCGGTGTGTGAATTGAACGGGGCGACGTGCGTTAACAGTCTGACCGGGCTTGTATTGGCCCTGCCATTTGTCGTCGTAGTCGGTGTTCATGTTGCCCAAGAATGCAGATGCATTGTGGGCGATTCGAAGTACTTCATTCGTCACTACGGACGAGGTAACTAATGCGTTTGGCATGTATTTCTCCAGCGCTTCTCAGCGTTAAGTGATTGATCGAAAAACCGTTTTAGAGCCCTTTGCGCTCCTGTTCATTGCGCCACTTAATCCATGCTTTGGTATCTGTTGGGCTAGGCGTAGAAGCCACGCCACCAGAGCCGCGCACAGTCTCAAGCGGTGCAGGTGCTTTTGACACTTCCGTTTTGGGCTTGGGCTTTGCGGTGCTGAGTTTTGATTCAAGTTTTGCGATTGCTCGCCCTGCTTGAACTGCGCTCATACGTGCAATGGCTTCTGCTTCGTCGGCGTTGTCGGGGTCTGCCAAATACTCAATGACCTTTGCAGGTTCTTCAGCTTCAAAAACCGCTTCAATGGCTGGCTTGGGCCTGCCGCTACGGTCTGTGAGTCCTCCAAATGCTTCATCCAAATCGGACGAAACTTCATCGAATCTTTCTTTACCCCACGTTTTCTCAAGCGACGTAATCACACCCTGACGACGCTGAACTTCGGCTTGTTCGCTTTGAATAGTCGGTGCGAGCTTTGCAGCTTCAGCTTTGACAAATTCCGCAAGTTCGGCCTTAGTCAGCGTCAGAGGTTCGCTGTCGTCTGTCGTGTCTTGATTGTTGGGATTTTTTACGCCTCGGGTCAATTGCTCCCGTAGCAGTGCAGCCTCTGCGCGAGCCTCTGCTAGCTGGCGTGTGCGTCGGTCAATGCCGCGCTGCAAGCGGTTACGCTCCCGCTCACGTTCTTTTTCTTCCGGCGTCTTTTCCGGCTTCTGCTCTTTTGCTTCTTCCGCTTGTTCTTCCGTGCCAGATTCGACCTCTGCGCCTTCAACTTGGGTTGTTTCGGGTTCAGGGCTTGCCGCTGGTTCGGTGTTGGCAATGCTCAGTTCTTCAGTGGTCACAGAGGACTCCTATAGTCTTTGCACTCTCTCAAGTCACCAGGGAGGGCAGCGGCGCTTTACAGCGTTCGCGGTTAGCTAGGTGATTAGCGTGGAATCTTTGTGCTGAGGGGATGGAGTTAGGTCAGATCAGACTGCCAGCCAGCAGCACGGATGCCAGCATCTATACCCGCCTCACCCGTAGAGCTTGGGTGGATACCGTCTGTTGTCCACAATGGAACCCACTTGCGGCCGGGCTGTGCAATCGAAGGAATGTCCCACACTGCGTCCGGCCCATCGCCAACACCCTTGTTTGCCAAGATGTATGCATTCATGGCTGTGGCGTCCGTCAATCGGGTCTGGTTGGCTGTGGTTGCGTAAGAGTCCGTAGAGCTGAAATCTTCGGTAATCAGTGTTTGAATAATCTTGCGGTATCCAAGCTGACGGAGCATCTTCCACACGTTGCCAAGTGCTGCTGTGCTGCCAATGGAGTTGTGACCGTGATTGCAGAAAGCAATATCACCCCGCGCCAAGTTCATGCGAGCCAGCGCAGAAGCTGGCAGCGTTACCTGACTTGAACCAGACAGGCCGAAGCTGGCATAGGGAATATTCAACGCCTTCAAAGTGCGCTGAATGTAAGTTGTGCTAGTCCCTGCAATGATGGAATCGCCCCAGAGGTCAACGGTTGTGAGTTGATTGGGGATAAAAGAATCAGTTTCGATGCCGATTTCTTTGAAGCTGCCCGCAAAGTTGGCGCTTGCCCATGTACCGCTGAGATATGCAACGCCGGTAGAGTCTGTTGCAGTATTCACCCGTGCCGAGCTGAAAGCACCTGCGGGGTTGGTTGTGCCATCGGAGCCGTGGAACACTGTCAGGGCGTTGAAAGCGCCGCCAGCGGGTGCCACGTAATAGCCTTTTACAACAACCAGATCATTGGGCTCTAGCGGATATGTCACCCAGTCGCTATAAACGATGCGGCCAGCGTTGGCAGGCAAATCCACGGTGTCTTGCGAGTTGAACTGCAAGGGGATGATTAATGTGCCGGAGCCGTTTTTGACCGGCACTTCCACCGTGGCCTTGATGCGGATAGCCGCCACACTTGCGCCGCCTGTTCCATTCGTCCAGACTGCACGGAAGCGACCCGCACGACGCACAACCCGATATGGATTGCAGCTATTCATGTCGGTGACGCTGGTGACGACGATAGGTGTGCTGCTTGCGTCGGTTTGACGCCAGTCACCGCCATCCATTGAACGCAGGGCGAAATAGGTGGAAGAACGGACGCGAGCGCCACCTAAGCTAATCGCCTCACCTGTAGGCCCAACCAAGCCCGTAGCCTTACCGCTTGAATCTACGGAGTAAGTAGCGACGTTTCCATAAGGCCGGTCATAGTCTAAAACGGCTGTCTGGTTGAATATCGTTACCGTGCCACCTTCCGCAAATGGCCCAACGGTTAGGCGCGTTGGAAGCGGCCCCAAGTTCTGAGACTGTGCCGCTCCACCCGTTGGCGTAGCAGTCACCGAAGCGATGCCACCATTGGTAGAGATGTTCACCAAGCCGCCATCTTGAAGCGTAATGGTGGTGGATGTGTTCTGCGCTAGTGCGGTCATTGCATTGGCTCCGGTGATTCGGGGTATTCGGGCAAGCCTTCAGGCTCTTGGTACTCAGGCAAAGGCTCTGCGGCTTCCTCTGGTTGCTCCATGGGCAAACCGCCCTGCCATGCTTGCGGGTCTTGCGGCATAGGCTGTTCATCGCCTAGCGGTTGCTCGCTGGTCAGCATCTTGTTGATGAGGTCGCCCACTACGGCTTCAATCTGGTCAACGTTTGCGCCGGTAACCTTCAGGCGGTCTGTCTCGGCCTTGTACCAATCGATTTCGAGTGCTTCCTCTTTCACCTTCGCCATGCGTTCCGCTTCGTTAGCCTTCTGCTCGGCTTCGTCTGCGTCTTGCTGTGCTTCGTGAGCGTGTTGAATAGCCTCTTGCAATGCTTCCTGCAATTGCTTGACCTGCTGGGCAAGTGCTGCGGGGTCTGGTGCATCGTCGCTGCCTTCGGGTTGCAAAATAGCTTTAACCGGAGGCGGTGCCATTGCTGCCATAGCTTGGGCGAACTTGTCTGAGCCGGGGAAATCCAGCGTCTGCGCCCAGAAAGGTGCAACAGTCGGGGCCAGCTCAGGATTACCGCGCATGATTTCGCCAAACGCTGCATTAGTCTGGGTGCGCTGTGTGCTGTAGCTTGCACCAACCACCACACGGACGGAGTATTTGCCGACACTCGGGTTAATGCTCACACCTTCAGGACTGCGCTCGAAGCTGGTTTCCTGCTTGGGGTTGACCATCACAGACCCAGACGCGCCATCGACACCCATGATTGGCTGTTTGCGCTGCGTGTCAGACAAACGGGCGTCCATCTCCATCACGATCTTGCCGACTTGCCCAAGGCTTGCGGCCATGTGTGAGGGGAAATGCGCTGTAGATGCTTCGCCTTGCTGCTTGCGTGACTCAATAGCTACGCCGCTGGTCTCGTTGCTCTGTGCGCCTAAATTGGCCTGATACATACCAAGCGACGCCTGAATGTCTCGTAGTGCCTGCGCTGCTCCTGCCTCATGGTTGACTGCGTTGGACGAAGCATTGACACGGCTAGGCACGTTGATTGCGCCGATTTCGTCAATGTCGTTGTACGGGAGCCATGCGCGAGACTCGGACGAAGCCTTATCCCACAGCGTCTCCACCCCAGCGGCTGCGCGTTTGCTCACCAGCCAAGGTGCCTTTGGCATGGTGCCGATGTAGGCTAGCTGCTCGCTGATATGGTAGTTGTAGGCTTGTTGCGGTGCCCTTGCGCGTCGTGGCATACCGCAATAGCGCATGCGGCCATCAGAGAAACCTACATAGCCATAAACCGGCACGATACCGATAGAGTCGGAGGGATACTCAGATTCCTCTAGCACATCAGCGCCAGACATACGACGCCATTTGACGCAGTTGTATTTGTCCGAGTAGTTGCGGATGTACTCAAGCTGTACGCCTGCGGCCATGCTCGCAGCGTGATATTCGTCCTCAGTGCCTGAAGTCTCCTGCCCGTTCAAGTCGTAATAGACAACGATATTGCGGGTTTTCTGCTCTTGATACCACTGCTCGGCAATGAGAACAGACTTGCGGTTTTGCTCGCGTCGGCTTCCCTCTGTATCTCCAAAATCCAGCGGGTCTAAGCCTTTCCACTGCGCATTGAACGTGGGAATGCTCATGCTGGTGAGCAGATAGCCAAACGTGCCATCACTGCCATCAGTCTCCACGCTCCAAGGGTCAAAAATGACCTTTAGCGGGTCAGGCTCTGAGCTAATGCGGGGTTCTTGCCAGCCTAGCGCACGATCTACATACACCGGACGCACAACGAGATAACCCACCCCTGTACGGGCTGCGCTGGTCAATGCTCGGGCGTAGTGTTGTGATGCTCTGGAAGCGTGTTCGATGTGCCTGAAGCGGCCATCAATCTGTTCTGCGGCTTTCTTGTCAGCCCCACCACCCACAGGAATTGCGTGAATGGACGGGGGCTGCTTCTCGATCTGGCCTGCCACGTTAGCGACATACTGCCCAACTTGGTCCATTACCAAGCAAGGACGCTTGCCGCCAGGGTCGCTCTCACGCGCCAGCTTTACCGATTCGTCCCACTGTTGCGGGTCGGAAGGGTCGGAAAACTTCAAATCCTGCTCGATTTGAATGCGCTGTTCCCGCATCGCATCAAGCGATTCGGTAAACAATTTCTGAGCGTCGCTAAGAACGTCGCTCATGACAGGCTCATAAATAAGGGCATCGGACGTTTCCCAACGTTGCGAAGGCCCTTAGGCTAATCGTTTTTTACAGAAACTAGATAACCCTCCCCTGAGCTGCTGATTTCGTGTAATCGTGTTGCGCCTTCATCGGCATGTCAGCAAAGGTCAGAATCCAAGAGTCGGCACGGTCAGGCGATTTGCCTAGGCGCTTCTTGTAATCCTTCTTTGCCTCCATCAATAGCAATCCGTCCCGATAGCTGTAACGGTATGAACTGAGCTGGGATTTAGTCTCGGAGTCTATTGGCATGGAGTTGCCGCCGCGCTTCAGGTACTCCAACGCCTTTCGCCATAGCTTCGCCTTGAGGTTGTAGTTCCGGTCATCTGAGAGCCTTGTTCCCGTATGAACACCCACCACAGCAGAGGCCCATTTGCCGCGCTTTAGTGCGTCGTAAGCACTAACGCCGGGGCCATCAAGCTCAATGACGATAGAGCCGATGATTCCTCCAGCTTCTTCCAGTGTGCGACATTCTTCCTCTACAGCTCCAGCCAGTTCAGGCCCGTCTAGCTTGCGCTTGCTGATCTGCGGCAAGGTCAGAAGCCCTCGGCGCTTAGTGATAACGCTTTCATCGTCTCCCATGTGCGCAGCGTCCACACCAATAGCCCACGGCCCATTTACCTCCACGTCTGCCGGTCCTTTGCGCTGTGCGGCTTCAATCAGTTCGCCGCTTATCCATGCGTCGCATGTACTAGCGTTGTAGTCAATGTCAACCTCTTGAGCCAATACAACGGGGTCCAAGTCGTTTTGCTGCTTTGCGTACCATTCCGGCCCCTTGCGTGGGTCATCGCGCCAGTGGAATGTGAATATCTTGATCTTGCCGCCGTGCCGCTTTCTAAAAAACGGGTTGCCGTTGCCGTTGGGCGTCGATATGTCTATCTTGCAGTTTGAGGTTTGAGACAAGGCGGCGTCAATCGATTCAGCCCGTTCATAAAACGCTGATTCGTCTTTGAAATAAATGCTGGTTCGGTTGCCTCGCCCGATGTTGTCGCCAGCTTCGCCCACAATCGCGGCCCCGTTCTCAGGGTTCACGATGTTCATGAATGGCGCGTGCTTCTTCTGGTCCCAGCCTTTAGGCCGAAACTCCACCGGCAAAAGGTTGATGAACTGGCGAATCTTCCAAAACAGCGATTTGGGGTCGCCCAGCTTGTCTACATATTCTTCTTTCCGGCTCCCGAAGCCTGCCACAGTGCCAGGATGAAACAAGAACATCCACACGGCAAAGCCCACGCAAAGCCACGAAACGCCCATATCCCGAGACTTCTCTGCTAGTCCATCCTCACGCCCTAGCCAGCGATCACGCAGCCAGTTAATGAAATCGGCTTGTTTGGGGAACAAGAGGAAAGGCATGGTTGTAGGTAAACCAACCTCTGCATTACGAGGGTCAAAGGTAACGCCCCATTCGCATATGAACTCTGCCGGATGGTCTTTGTAATACTCTTTCAAGCCCTCCAAAATGGCAGGTTCTTCGCGTATGCGCTTCAGACGCTCTGCACGCTTGAGGTACTCAGCCTCGTAGTTTGGTTTCCAATCAGCCGCCATTGAGCATCCTCTTATAGGCTTCTTCAGCGGTCAGAGTGACGGTGCTTTCAGTCTTGATTGGCTCGCCATCCTTGCCGGTTAGCTCATGCTTCTCTGTGAACATCTTGAGGTGCTTGCCCTGAAGCTCTAGCGCCTTCAAAGCTGCGGCATGGTTTGCCATGCTTCGATTGCCATCCTTATCAGTAGTCAACTGCATAGCGTCATCTTTCACCAAATTGATGTCCCTAAGCACATCCTCGGCTGTAAGTTGCACCTTTTTGGCGCGTGCATTCATTGCTGATTGCACCGCTTCGGCTATCTCTGGTTTTCTCAGGTTCTCATAACCCATGGCATCAGCACGATTAGGCGCATAGCCAGCACGAATAGCGGCCTGCGTTGCGTTTAGATCAACGAGGTATTCCCGCACGAATAGTTCTTGTTTTGGCGTCATTCCCATTTAACCTTTCCATGTGCTGCAAGTGAACTCTCAACCTTGTCCCTGTAGTAATCAGACAAGTGCTTAAAACCTGCCTTCTTTGCCCAGTACCAATCCCGCATGCGTATCCGGTTGGCATCTTCACGACTCATGCACTTGAAGTTAGGCATCTCGAAGATAGGCGGCTTTTGCATCTCTGGCGTCTTGTAGAGGATTGCAAACGGCCCTAGTGGTCGGTTGAAGTTCATGTCTTGCCCCTGCTTAAGTAGTGATTGATGCGGGTGTATGGGCGGGAGGGATGGCTTATTTAAGGCATTGCCATTGCTTGCGATCCCAAACGGGTGTTCCGCCTACCTTCTGGCAAGCCTCTGTAAATTCGGTTTCAGTCTTGCTTTTGAAGCCAAATAGAGGCATGGCGATTGCCGCAAGAATCAGCAAAATAAAAAACGCAATCAAAGTGTTTAACAGTTTTTCGTTCATATCCCCTCCTTAAGCTGCCAAGTTAAAAATTGAGTTAGCCCCTGCAAAGATGCTCGGCGGCTTCGGTGTAGCTACCGTCCACAGCGCTTCCATCTTTCCCTGCGCGTTCTTGATCTGCCCATCAGATTCAATCCTTCCCAAGCTGGCTAAATAGGTGATGGCACATCCGATCTGGTGACGGTTCAGGCCGGTGGAGTAGCTGATTTCCTTGCGGCTCTTGAGTCCTTGGCAGATTGCGCGGTAAACAATTTCGTGCTTCATTTCTTCCCCTTCATGATTTCTTTGATGTCCTTTTTCATCAGGTTGATTGCTTGACGGACTACCTTTTCTTCATTGATGCGGCCTTGGTCTAATAGGCGGCGACGGAATGCCTCTGCACGCTTCATTTGCCCTCCCGCTTTGCAATCTCGCGCTGGATGTACCAAACCGACTTCTTCAAGTCCTCGATGGCGTCTGCCTTCAGGTCTGCGCGCCAGATGTACTTAATGGCGTTGCCAAGGTTGAAGCCCATGTGTTCAGTGATCTGAATGCACTCAATGCCCGAGGGGTGGTTGGTGTAGTGCTTTGGGTGGTTTACGGGGTCTGCTTGCAAAATGACCTTCTTTCCAGTTTTTCCATCAAGAACGGGGTTAATAGATAACCACTTGTTCACTGCAGTAAGAACTGCCTCGTTTACTTCGCTCATTGCTGTAGCTCCTTCAATTTCAATTTCTCGCTTGCACAAATGGCGATCAGGTCATCCACGCTGTAATGCTTGAGGTCGTGCGGACCTTTGAGCCAGTCCACCAGCGCGTCACCCTGTTCTGCCCTCAAATTCGCTTCAAAGCTCACGCCCACCGTGTAGCCCTTGCGTGCGTACTTGCCTGACCCGCCGTTGCAGGACTTGCATTGCAGCCAAATGTTCAGTGGCTCTAGGGCTAGTTCAGGCCGTGCACCCTTGCTCATGAAGTGCCCGCCATCCCACGCGCCTCCTGGCTTCCATCCGTCAGTCCCCATGACCTCGGATTGACTGCGGCCACAGCTCATGCAGCCCTTGCCCTTTGCCAGTTCTTCAAGGCGGCGGCGGCGTTGGAGTAGCTTCTTGGCCTCGGCCAGCCAATCGGCGCGGCTTTTCATGGCTACACGCTTCTTACGGTCTTCGGCCTTCTCAGCCCTGATTGCTTCGCGGCTGCGCTTCCATTCCTCGCGCTCTAGCTTTGCGGCTTGGGCAGTTGCGTAACCGTCTATGCAGCCAGGGTGGATGCGCTGGCCTTCTTCTAGGCGCTTGCGGCAGTGGGGACAGAGAGAGCGCTTCATTTGCGGGAGAGCTTCAACAATTCGCCGGTTTGCTTTTCGATGTAAATCGTTCCGGCCACCTCACGAAACTTCACCACGCTCAAGCCGACAGAGCCAAGCAATGCCGCAGCACGACAAAGCCGCTTTTTCAGAATCCATTGCTTAATTGATGGGACTTTGAACATGCTCACTCCTTTGGTAAATCAAAAAACACCACGCCAAGCTCAGTAGCTGCATATGCCTCTACCTTTTGGCAAAACTCGGAAAACTCGGCCTTAGTCAGCTTTGTGCTGCTCTTGCCGATGACTTGGCCGTTAGGCAGTTCGTCAAAGCCGATGAACATGCGCTTGAACTGTTCGTGCCATGTCTCAGCGCTGAACTGCTTGCCGTTTACGACTGCTTGCGCTGCGATCTGGGCTAGTACGCCTTGGCCCCAGTAGCGGCGGTTTTGCGGGTTACTGCGGCGCTGGCCTTTGACGGACAGTTGCAAGCGAGTACCGGCCATCAAATGCGCTTTGACCTCGGGCCAGATGTTCTTCATCACAACACCGGCTTGCTGTGGGTTGAATAGGTCAAGCGTGATGTTCATGCGCCACCCCGCTTTGCCAGCCAGTCGATATAGGCGCACTGCTTAGATGGCCCAAAACCTACCGTCTCATCGTTGGGGATGGAGCAAGTCCACCACTCATAGCGCCAGCCGCAATCAGTCCAGGCACTTGCTAATGTGATGCGAGGTTTCATTCAGACACCTCCAAGCATTCGCCAGGCTGCTGCACGGCATTGGGGGACTTGTCCGTTCCCAATGGCTTTAAGTCGGTGTGTCCTATGGGCCATCCCATCAGTTGTTCGACCCAATTCGGGTTCAGTTGACCACCAGCTTGCGCCGCCAGTGTTGGTGTATTGCGTTGGGCCTCCGAAGGCGCGTTGGTTTCTTTGGCGTTGTGCGCTGTAGGTGTAGGCCACATCTTTTGCGCCACCGCCCACCCCAATTTGTTGGGTTTCTTCCTTCCGTCTCCGCTCACCTGAAAATTCAGGTCGCTTGTCGCCAGCATTGCATTTGGTGTTGGCCACAAGTCCTTGCGAGCCATCAGCGCCAGCGTCGGGCGTGGTTTGCCCCCCACCGATGTGTTGAATCTGCCGCTCCCTGCGTCCGTTGCTACGGGAGTTGGCAAGAATCCAGATTCGATCTCTCTGGTGATGCGCCCCAACATCGGCAGCTCCCAGCACTGTCCATCGAGCATCAAACCCGAGCGCGGCAAGGTCACTGAGCACCCTGTCCAGTCCTCGATTAACGAGAGCTGGGCTGTTTTCAATGAATGCGTATCGGGGTCGTACCTCGCCAATGATTCGCGCCATTTCCCGCCAGAGTCCGCTACGTTCTCCGTCCAATCCATCCCCACGGCCTGCGACGGATATGTCTTGGCACGGGAATCCTCCAGAAACAATGTCAACAACTCCGCGCCACGGTCTGCCGTCAAAGGTTCGGACGTCATCCCAAATCGGGAAAGGCGGGAATGTTCTGTCGGCTTGTCGGGCCAATAGAACTGATCGGGCGTATGCGTCATATTCAACGGCGCAGACGGTACGGTGTCCAAGGAGCTGCCCCCCAAGAATTCCCCCACCAGCACCTGCGAAAAGCTCCAGCTCATTCATTTGCCCCCCTTAACTTCTTCCATTCCTGCCGTGCCAGTTCTGTCAGCCCTTCCCATTCCGGCTCCAGCTCCATTAATCGAGCCTTGACGTACTCGCTCCATCCCTGCTGAGTTGCTAGGTGTGCGTACCATTTGGCTAGTTGTTGCGTGTGCCATTCCGTGCCCTTAAACATCCAAGTCGCCGGTCAAAACCAGTGCTTGTGTGATCTGTGCAAGGGTTGGCGTCTTGTCGCCAGCACGTACGCGAATCAGGATGGAGACTGCTTCGGAGTAGCTCATGCAGCACTCCGAGTCATTGCCGCCTTCACTGCTCCCAAAGACTTGCGGGCAGCTTTGCGCTTTTGCACAGCAAGGTGCGCGGCGTAGCAATGGGCGCACTCTTCTTGCTGATCTATGCTTATTTCAAAATACTCGTAGTCGAACTCGGTGCGTTCTGGCGTGTACCACTGCACCAGATGCAGGTCGATTTCTCGGTTCTTTGCGTCCACTTCAACGTGCCGGAACGGATCGCCAACCAATCGATTGCCGGATACGCCTTTGCAGTTGCTCAGGTTTTCGCCAATCTCGCGCTTTGCGTCTTTGATGGCCTTGGTCAAGACGGCGTAGCGCGTCACCAGTTCGAGGGCTTTCTCTGGCTTCATGCTGCCTCCTTCAGTGCGTTCTTAGCCATCTGCACTACCGTTGGGGATTTCTTCATCCCTGCTGCGTAGTCGTCCAAAATCTTTCGCGCCCAAGCCTTGTGATCGACCTTCTCAAAAGTCTTTGCCATCAAGCCGTTCAGCACCTTGGCGGCAATCTCAGGATTCACCACAGGGGCAGGCAGCATCACAGGCGCCTTGCTTGGTGCGCGTTGGCACAGGCTGCGGAACTGGCGTGGGTTTGGCACTGTGTCGGGCAGGTTCTTCAGTCCCCAGAAAATCGCTTGCTTGGCGTCTTGTGAGTGCAAGAAGTCGCTCAGTGCATAGCCCCAAGCTGTCTTCACATCAGCGATAGGCGCAGTGCCTAGACTGCGCTCCCATGCGGAGCCGTAGGTAGCTCCTAGGACGTTAAAAACGTGGTCAACGGCTGCGGCTGCGCTCATTGCTCAATCTCCAAAGGTTTGGGGGTGATGTCGATAACTTGGCCGTTTTGCTGCTCGGCCTTGATGCGGTCAGGGTGAACTCGGTTGGTCATTTCTTCCCAACGTGCCCAGCCTGCTTCGCGCTC